CTGCGTGAGGAAGGGGCTATTAAGTTCCGGGATATTGACCCGCAGTTAAAGGCAGAGGTTAGTTATCTGACCAGTACGCTGAACCAGGGTGAAACACAAACCCTGGTTGACCATATGTACCATACGGTATTGACAATCTGCGGTATGCCGAACCGCAACGGTGGTTCTTCCACAAGCGATACCGGGTCTGCGGTCATTATGCGTGACGGTTGGTCTGCTGCCGAAGCCAGGGCAAAAGACAGCGAATTGATGTTCAAGAAGAGTGAGAGGACTTTTCTCAAGCTGATTTTGAATATCTGCAAAACTCTGAAAGGCATGGACTTGAAGGTTTGCAATATTGAAATTCGCTTTACCAGACGTAACTACGAAAACATTCTGCAAAAAGCCCAGGTGCTTGACCTCATGTTGAAGAACACGAAAATTCACCCACGGCTTGCCTTTGAGCATTGCGGATTGTTCGTTGACTCTGACCTTGCATACACATTAAGTGCTGAATATGCAGAGGAACAGGAGCGTAAAGCACAAGAGTTGCTTGCAAAGCAGAATGAAGTAAAGGAGGGAAATTCCAATGACCCCGACAATAACGCAGGAAATGGTGCAGCAGATGGAAACGCTGCTCAAGCACGGGAGCAGAGTGGAAGTACTGATTGAGCAGGGTAAGATTACCATTGTTGAAATCAAGCGAAAAATGAGAATGAAAGAGTAAGCCAGGACAGAGGTTCTGGTTAGTCCAAAGGGACTGTGAGTGACGAACTCATAGTCCCTTTTTATTTTGCTTATGAACGACAAAACTTTTTCAGCGTATGTGACTACGCTTGATGAACTCAATGTACTGACTTCCACAAGCTACTATACCGCTTCTGGTAAAGACATGACCTCAAAGGTAAACCAGATTGCGGACGATTTACTGTCTTTGCTTATCAAGGCGTATCAGCAGGGCATTACGGCTACAGCAGATATGCTTGCCTATGACCTTGCAGCCGACATGGACTCCATGTATGACGCAATCTTCATGGTGATTGATGGTAAGACCTTTGAGGACAGAGTTGCAGACCATGTGATAGCAGGCGATTTGGCAGGGTTACAGACCTTGGCTGAGTCAGAGTATCACCGGGTATTCAATGCAGCCGAAGAGGATGGAGCCTATGTATTTCAGTCTGAAAGAGGACTGGGAGTATCAAAGAAGTGGATTACCGTCCGGGATGAAAAAGTCCGGGATACACACAAGTACCTTGAGGGTATGAGCGTGGCACTGGACGAAGAGTTCTACACCTTTGATGGTGACCATGCGGCAAGACCGGGCGGTTTCACAAAGGCTGAGAACAATGTAAATTGCCGCTGTGTGCTGCAATTTGAAACAGATACCTCACAGGATTGACCTGTAGATATGGTTAGGGAAAACCTAAATCGCAAACTCAGACAAGAGGATAAAACAGAAAACAGTGTGGAGTGAACCACCGATTAAACGCAAGGAGGACTTTTTATTATGAGTTATTTAAGTGATTTGCTTGGAGAAGCCTACAAGGAAGGTATGACTGAGGAAGAGATTTCCACTGCATTGCAGACCGCAGGAGCGGGACAGAGCAATGACGCTGAAATCAATAAGCTGAAAGCACAGCTTTCTAAAGCGAACTCCGAAGCCGCTGACTACAAGAAGCAGCTTAGAGGTAAACAGACTGCGGATGAAGCCGCTGCCGCTGAACAGAAAGCCGCTATGGACAAGCTGACCCAGGAAAATGCCGACCTCAAGCGTTCTTTCGCTCTTTCTGATAAGAAAGCGAAACTGATTGCTATGGGTTACGATGAAAAACTCGCTGACAGCACTGCTGTTGCAATGGTTGACGGTGATATGGATACCGTGATGGCGAACCAGGCTAAGTTCAATGAGTCCCGTGAGAAAGCAATCCAGGCTGAACTGATGAAGAAAACCCCCAGACCTGCTGCGGGTTCCGAAGGTACGGGCGGCATGGATTACGCAAAGAAAATCGAAGAAGCCCAGGCAAGCGGCAATCTTACCGCAGTTGCCTACTATACACGTCTGAAAGCGCAGGATGAAGCCAATCAGATGAAAGACTAATTTGGAGGTAAAAGACAATGGCAGATACGTTTGCAACCAGTTTTGAAGTACTGAATTACAGCGGTATGCTCTTTAACAAGGGCAATACCCGAACCCCTCTTAGTTCCATTATCGGTTCTAAGGCAAAGACCACTAACCACGTTGAGTTCGTGACCGGGCAGGAATATACTGCGGGCGGCACGGGTTCTCAGCCTGCAATCAGTGAGAACGCTTCTCTGACTGCCCCGGACGCTACTGTTGTGAAGCGTGAGCAGAAAACCAACGTGACTCAGATTTTCCAGGAGTCCGTAGGTATCTCTTACGGTAAGCAGAGCAACATGGGTACTCTGAGCGGTATCAATGTGGCACAGCAGCAGGGCAATCCTGTCAGCGAACTGGATTTCCAGGTTGCTGCAAAAATCCAGAAGGTCAACCGTGATATTGAGTACACCTTTATCAACGGTGTTTACAACAAGGCAACTACGGATGATGAAGTGAACAAGACCCGTGGTCTTATCCCGGCTATCACTTCCAATGTCCTTGCTATGAAGAACAAGCCCCTGGGTCTGTGGGACATTGCTGACATGGTGAAGAAGATTTATGGCGCAAATGCCCCGACTGACGGTCTGGTTCTGTGGTGTGACGCTGTGACTTTGTTCCAGGTCAACGCTGACGCTGTTCAGAATGGTCTGACTGTGGTTCCTGCTGCCCGTGAGATTAACGGTATCGCTCTTTCCAGTGTGGTGACTCCTATCGGTGTTGTTTACCTGTATCTGGGTGAGTGCCTGCCTGCGGGTACTGCAATGCTTCTGAACCTTGACGTTCTGGCTCCTGTTTATCAGCCTGTTCCGGGTAAGGGTAACTTCTTCCTGGAGCCGCTTGCTAAGACGGGTGCGGGTGAGAAGTATCAGCTTTTCGGTCAGATTGGTCTTGACCATGGTCCCGAATGGTATCACGGCAAGTTCACTGGTATTTCTACTACCTTTGAGAAGCCGACCTACAGCCGTTCCGTTTATGTGGCGAATGCCGCTGACATTGGCAAGACTACGGGCTGATGAAGATTAAAAGGAGGTGGACAACATGACCGATGAAGAGAAACTGACCATGCTCAAAAGCATGACAGAGGAAACGGATAACGATGTGTTGTCCACTTACCTCACTTTAGCGAAAGGGGTAGTGCTTTCCCGTGCCTACCCTTATACAGAGGAAGATACGGTTCCTGCAAAATATGACACGGTTCATGTTGAGATTGCCGCTTATATGCTGAACAAGCGTGGGGCAGAGGGTGAAACAGCACACAGCGAAAACGGCGTTTCCCGTTCTTATGAAGATGGTGACATTCCCCCTACCCTGCTGCGGCGAATCCTTCCTATGGCGGGGGTGATTCTATGAAGCTGATGAAGCGCAATCTCAAGCCCGTGCATTACTGCCTGTACAAAGGCAGGGAGCCACTTCTGGACGATGACGGGAATGAAACTGGTGAATACCAGGTGGGCTATGAAAGCCCAGTTGAACTGCAATGCAGTGTTTCGCCTGCAACGGGATATGCCCAGGTGAATATGTTCGGTAATTTAGAGTCCTATGACAAGGTACTCATTACCGATGATACAAATTGCCCCATTGACGAAAACACCTTGCTCTTTGTGGATAAGGAGCCAGAGTTCGGAAATGACGGCAATCCTCTCTGTGACTATAGGGTACGGCGTGTTGCAAAGTCCCTTAACAGTATTTCTTATGCGATTAGCAAGGTGACCGTATCGTGAGCAAGCGTGTTATCAAAGTTACGTTATCTGAAAAGAGCATTGACAATGCCATTAACGAACTCAAGAACTACAAGACGTGGTTGAAAGAGTGTACTGAGAAATTCATACAAGCCCTTGGCGAAGAGGGAGTCCAGGTGGCTACAGCAAAGTTCCAGACAGCCGTCTATGACGGTACGAATGATGTGAGCGTGTCTGTAGAGAGCCGGGATACCAACAAAGTAGCCGTGGTAGCTGTAGGAAGTTCAGTCCTCTTTATTGAGTTTGGCACAGGTGTCAAGTACCCAGACAATCACCCGGAAGCAGGCAAGAACGGTTTCATCCGTGGTGGCTACGGTTATAAACTGGGACGGCTTGAAAAGGGATGGCGATATACGGGTGACCCTGGTTCTAACGGTGAAGTTATTACCACTGGAAAACACGCAGGAGAAGTTCATACTTACGGTAACCCGGCAAACATGAGTATGTATCTGACAGTCAGAGAGTTGGAAGAGAAGTTTGAAGAGATAGCAAGGAGGTGTTTCACATGATTGACTGCGAAAACGAAGTCTATACAAGGCTTGCAAAAGTCTTGCGGGAGAAGTTCCCGAAGATTGACATTGCCAGTGAATATGTGAAATCTCCTTCTTCTTTTCCTCATGTGAGTATTACCCAGAGTGACTGCTATATCCCTGCGGAGTGGCAGGACAGCAGCATGAAGGAGAATATGGTTATTGCCATGTTTGAAATCAATGTCTACTCCAATAAGGCAGAGGGTAAGAAAACAGAATGCAAGAAGATTATCAAAGAAATCAATGACGCATTGTACTCCATGAATTTTAGGCGCACGGCTATGACCCCGGTTCCGAACATGGAGGACGCAACAATCTATCGGATTACAGCCCGCTTCCGTGTGGCAACCGATGGAAAACACTTTTACAGGAGGTAAGTGAAATGGCTACAAGTACTTATATGACCTTCCTCATGCACAAGAACCAGGCTACATGGGAGAAGCTGCTTGACATTACTGAGTTCCCCGACCTGGGCGGTGACCCGGAACTGCTTGAAACCACCACTCTGTCTGACAAAATGCAGACCTATGTGAATGGTGTTCAGAGCAATGACGGTATGACCTTCAATGCCAACTATGACCACACTGAGTATAAGGCTCTGAAAGCCCTTGAGGGTAAGAATGAGGAATACGCGGTATGGTTTGGTGGTACTGAGACTGCAAGTTCCCCGACTCCTACGGGTTCTGAGGGTAAGTTCAAGTTTGCAGGCGAACTGTCCGTCTATGTCACTGGCGGCGGTGTGAATGAGGTTCGTGGCATGGCAATTACGATTGCCCCGTCCACTCCTATCACTGAGGACGAAGAGTAAGATTGCATTTAATTTTGAGAATTAAAGGAGAGTTGAGCAATGGCTAAACAGATTGTTTTTACCTATGAAGATAAGGAATATACGCTTGAGTTTACCAGGCGTACTGTCAAGCAGATGGAGGATGAGGGCTTTGTCGCACAGGACATTGACCGTAAGCCTATGACTCTGCTTCCTGCTCTTTTTGCAGGTGCATTCAAGGCGCACCATCGTTTCGTGAAGCAGGATGTGATTGACAAGATTTATGCGGGTATGCCCCATAAGGATGAACTGATTGGCAAGTTGGCAGAGATGTACAATGACCCGATTGTGACTCTGATGGAGGAACCCGATGAGAAAGCGGTAAAAAACGTGAGTTGGGAAGCGAACTGGTAACGGGTTCGGACTCCCAGGCTGCAACGGGCGGCGGCAACCGCCGCTTGCCCGTTGTTTATCGTTACGGGGAAACTTTTGAAAAACTCTGCGGTTATTACATGAGTCTGGGTATGGGCTATCACGATTACTGGGATGGCGATTGTGAGATGGCAAGGTACTACAGGGATATGGATGAAAAGGTCAAAGAACGGAAGAATGAAGCCCTTTGGCTACAAGGTCTGTATTTCTATGAAGCATTGGTTGACGCTTCCCCGGTACTCAACGCTATGAGCAAAAAGCACAAGCCTATTCCTTATAGGCAGGCTCCTATTCCTCTTACCGAAGCACGTCATAGACAGCAGCAAGAGGAAGAGAATCACAAGAAGCTGAATGCAGGTAAGGAAGCCATGAAGCAGATAATGGCAGGGGTTAATTCAAAATTCAAACGGAAGGAGGAATAAATCATGGCAGTTGAGATTGAAGGTCTTGAGTTTCAAATTGAAGCGAAGTCTGAAAATGCCGCTAAAGGTGTGGACGCTCTGATTAACAGCTTCAATAAGCTGAAAGCAGCAACCAAAGGCGGTGCAGGTCTGAACAATATCAGCAAGAAACTGGACGCAATCAGCAATGCAAAGCTGAGTATGTCCGGGATTGAGAAGATTGAAGATTTGACAAAAAGCCTTAACTCTCTGAGCAATGTCAAGATTTCCTCCACAATCTCTAAGAGAATAACTGAAATCGGTGCTTCTCTGGATAGTCTGGACTGGTCTGGTGTGGAAAAGGTTGAAGCACTCAGCACTGCTCTACAGAATATGCAGGGCATTCAGATTCCGAATATGAGAAACATTACTGGGAACCAGACGGCTACGCCTGCCGGGACTGCGGCTCCTGCTGCGGCAGCAACGAATGCTGCTTCGGCGGCAACCTCTGGTATTACTCAGTATACGTCACAGGTTACGGCAGCAACCAGTGCCACTCATAATTTCGTATCTTCACTGGGTAAAGTGGTTGGTGCAGTGGGTGGATTTACGGGTATTACATATCCGTTTGTGCAAGTTAAAAATGCACTGGGCGCACTTCCTGCCAAAATCAAAGAAGTGATTGGAAACCTGGGAACGCTTTATCAGAAGTTTGTGGATACGGGCGGTGTCCTGGGTCTGTTCGGACGAAGTATCAAAGCGGTTGCTTCTACACTGGGTTCTAAGTTGGCTGCGGGCATGAAGAACGTAACGTCCAACCTCAAGAAAATGAACCCCGTGGCTCAGATTACAAATGGTAAGTTGGGACAGTTGTTCTCTTCCTTAAAGCGTATTGCAATGTACCGTGCAATTCGATTCTTCTTTTCACAGCTTATGGCTGCAATGAAGGAAGGCATTCAGAATTTGTATATGTACAGTTCTCTCATGGGCGGTACGTTCAAGGGAAGTATGGATAGTCTGGCAACCAGTTTCCAGTACCTTAAAAACAGCATGGGTGCTATGGTGGCTCCGCTCATCAATATGATTGCTCCTGCGGTGGACGCTCTGATTGATAAGTTTGCAGCACTGCTGAATATTGTCAATCAGTTCTTCGCCCGTCTGTCTGGTGCAACCACCTTCACGAAAGCGAAGAAAGCGGCAGCTTCCTACGGCGATTCCATTTCTGGTGCGGGTAAGTCTGCGAAGAAAGCGGCAAAGGATATTAAGGACGCTACGGTTGGCATTGATGAATTGAACATTATCAGTCAGAAGGATTCCAGTGGAAGCGGCTCTGGCAGTAAGAACTACGGTGATATGTTTGAAACCGTGCCGATTGACAGTAGCATTTCTGAGTTTACCGACAAGCTGAAAGCAGCACTGGACGCAGGTGACTGGAAAACCCTGGGTACTCTACTAGGTGAAAAGTTCAATGAGATTGTGGATAGCATTGACTGGTCTGGTATCGGTCACAAGATTGGATACGGACTGAACGGTGCGATTCAGACAGCATACTGGTTCCTAAAGACAGCGGACTTCAAGAACCTGGGTAACCATATAGCAGAACTGCTGAATGGTGCAATGGAGGAAATTGACTTCACATACCTGGGCAGACTTCTGGTTCGTGGTGTCACGGTAGCCCTTGATTTTATGATTGGCTTGCTTGGCGGTTTGAATTGGAGCCTTGTGGGAAAGAGCATTGGCGATTTCTTGAAGGGTGCATTCAATGAAGCCCAGGAGTGGATTGCAAGCTATAACTGGAACAAAATGGGCAAAGACCTGTGGAAGAATCTCAAGGCTTGTATTAAGGGCATTGACTTTGCAGGTGTGGCACAGAGTTTCTTTAAGTTACTGGGTTCTGCTCTGGCGGCTGCGGTTAGTTTTATTGCAGGTTTCGTGCAGGGTATCTGGGAGGACATTACTGGGTATTTCCAGGAATATCTCACCAATGATGACGGCACGAAGAAGTGCGGTCTTGACTGGGTAGCGGGTCTGCTTGAGGGTATCTGGGACGGCATTAAGAATATCGGCAAGTGGATTAAGGAGAACGTATTTGACCCGTTCATTGAGGGATTCAAAGAGTGCTTCGGTATTCACTCTCCTTCTACAGTAATGAAGGAGATGGGCGGTTATGTTGTCGAAGGTTTCTTACAGGGACTCAATAAGTTCAGTGAGATTGCAGGCAAGGTTAAGGAATGGGCAGGCAAGGTCATTGAGTGGTTCACGAAGGGTGAGGACGGCAAGGGTATTGTTGAACATTTCAAGGAAATCGGCGGCAATATCGTAAGCGGCTTCAAAGACAAGGTTGGTGGTACTTATACCACGGTCAAGTCTAACGTGACCACCTGGGCAAGCAAAGTGAAAGACTGGTTCAGCAACAACTCTTTTGGTGGAGTAAACAGCGATACTTTCAGTACCTTTGCGAACAACACGATTGAAGGTTTCCGAACCAAAGTCGGTAGTGCCTATACCAACACCAAAACGAATGTGACCACCTGGGCAAGTAAGGTTAAAGAATGGTTCACCAATAGTTCCTTCGGTGGCGTAAACTCTACGAACTTCCAGACGTTTGCCGGGAATGTTATTGAAGGTTTCCGTACAAAGATTGGCAACACCTACACAACTACGAAGTCGAACATGACTACATGGGCGGCGAATGTGAAGGAATGGTTTACGGGAAGTGGTTTCGGCGGTGTCAACTCCACCAACTTCCAGACCTTTGCCAATAACATTATTACGGGATTTAAGGACAAGGTTGGTTCTGCGTATGTGAATACGAAGAGCAACATGACCACTTGGGCAACCAATGTGAAGTCCTGGTTCAGTTCTATTGCTTCCAACTCTGCGTTCTCTGGCTTTGCTACGGACGTGGTAAACGGATTTAAGAACCGTATCAGCGGTTATTACTCTACGGCACAAAGCAGCATGAGTACTTTCGGTAGCAGTGTGAAGAGTTGGTTCACTGCACATTGTTCCTACAACAGTTTCTACAATGTAGCTTCTGATGTGGTCAATGGCTTTAAGAACGGTATCGGCGCACTGTATAGCACCTGTAAGAACACGATTTCTTCCTGGGGCAGTTCGATTATCAGTTGGTTCAAGGACAAACTGGATGTGAACTCTCCGTCTAAGGTGTTCTATGAAATCGGCGGTTTCGCCGTTGCAGGTTTCAACAATGCGATTACCCAGGTGGGTAAAAGCACAAAATCCGTAGTCGGTACATGGGCTGACTCGTTTACGAATTTCAGTCCGACAATGGCACTGGCGGTGGATACTTCTTCTCTGAAATATTATGACTCTGCGGCGTTCTCCCGTTCCATCTCTACAGATGTACAGAGTCGTACAGAGATTGCTTCCTCTGGTTTCCGTGAAGCTATGGAAGAGTTCTACCATGAGTACATGGAGCCGACCCTGGTTCAGATGGCTGACGATATGCGCCGACAGGCTGATAAGGAAGAGAAAACCGTTGTGCAGGTTGGTGACCGTGTGGTGACTGACGCTGTTACAACTCAGAAGAAAGCCAATGGCTACAGCTTTACAGGATAAGGAGGTAATGAGAAATGGCGTATTTGGCAATCAATGGCTATGAGTTACCTCCGTGCAAGAGAGGTGTCACCCCTACGGTGACCACTCTTGTAGATTCCGGGCGTAACGCAAACGGTACGGTGGTGGGTCAGCGTATTGGACGTGACCAGTACAAGATTGACAATCTGGAATGGTTATGGCTCACTGCCGAACAGTGGTCAAAGATACTGAGTATCCTTGATAACTTCTTTGTAAATGTAACTTTTATTGACCCTGTAAGCAATGCACCTAAGACCATCAAAATGTACTGTGGTAACCGAACGGCTGAACCCTACTGGGTAGATGAGGACGGTCACCCGACACACTACAGGAATTGCAAGGTGAATCTGATTGACGTAGGAGAGTGATTTTATGCAAAAAGTATCCAAAGAGTATAAGGCAAGCATGAAAGACTCCCTCCGTGAGAGAGCATACATAATGATTTCTTTCGGAGTTGTCAACCAGGAAGCGCAGGCGAAAGCCAAAGTAGACAGCGGAGAGTTTGCCTACTTCTCCAACCCGGACAACCTGTTCAATGAGGGAACTGACGATATGGTGTACGCCACTCTGGAAGAGAACTTTACCAGGGTTGACGGCTCCATGTATTTTCTCCCACGGAACAAGCCGGGGGCAATGTTCTACAACACAGGGTTGGTAGGAAAGAATCTGGTATCAGACGGACTGTATGAAGTGACCATAAACCTTCATGCGGCTCCGACTGATTTCAGAGGTATCACGATTAACTTCGGTGAGAACTATCCTACTGATTTTGATTTTGTCACGAATACTGGACAAAAGGTTGAGTTCCGGGATAATGACAAAGCTGTTTTTACTACAGAGGAAGTGCTTGAGAATGTAACCACACTGACTCTGGTGATTCATAAAATGAAGAACCTCCGAAGCAGGCTGCGTATCTACTCTTTCCGTTTTGGTTACGGACTTGTGTACTACAACGATTCTGTTATGAGTTCTTCGCTTGAGAGTTATGTCAGCCCGATTGGTGCTGACATTCCTCAGATTGATTTCTCAGTGACGCTGAAAAACTATGACAAGTATTTCAACGTGGACAACCCGAAGTCGGCTATCAACTTCTTGGAAACGGGACAGGAGATGGATATTTACTACGGGTATCAGCTTCCAAACTCTGATGAAATCGAATGGGTCAGAGGAAATCACCTGCTCTGTTCTGAGTGGGAGTCCGATGACTACACGGCAACAATCCGCTGCCAGGACGTGTTCCGCAACATGGATACGGAGTACTACAAAGGGCTGTATGCTCCGAATGGCAAAAGCTACTATGACCTGGCGATTGAGGTTCTGGAAGCTGCCGGGGAGAAAGACTACTATGTTGACCCCCGACTCAAGAAACTCTACACAAAGAACCCCATCCCCCGTGTTTCCTGCAAGGAAGCATTACAGATTATAGCCAATGCCTGCCGCTGTGTTCTGTCACAGTCCAGAGTCGGTACGATTCAGATTAAATCCTCTTTCGTCCCGGAAGCCGCGGCAAGCAGCAATGGTGAAACCGATTACTCCCACGTTGCAAAGATTCTAACGGATGACACCAAAGATGAGTACGCAACCCTGGCAAGTAACTACACCACGGCAGACGGGACTATGTTCTTCCTGCCACGGGTGGCAAGTAAGCGGACGCTGAATACGGGTTTTATCTCCGAGCAGCAGTCTGACGTTGACGGCAAGTTTACCACAAACCCTGTGGTGACTATCGTGCAGGAAGCCGCCTGTATGTACTATGGTGTGAAGTTCGTGTTCGGTAATGCCCTTCCTTCGGGAATGGTCATTCGCACCTACAACAATAATGAACTGGTTACTGAGTATGAGGTAGAGGAAGAGATTACAAAGACCCTGGTTATCCTTCGGGACTTTGACGATTTCGACACTATGAAGGTTGAGTTTACTGGAACGGCAGAGCCGTACAACCGTATTGTGCTTAACAACTTCGCTTTCGGTGACGTGACTGACTTCACTATGGAGCGGCAGGACATGACTTCTTCCCCGAAAGCTATCAAGCAGGAGTTGGTCAAAGCGGTCATCGTACCTTGCTACAGTTATCAGCCGGGTAATGCCGAAGAGAGTCTTGTCAGTGAGGATATTACCGTGAAGTCTGGTGATGTAGAAACCTTCTATGTAGGCGAACCGTCCTACAACTTTCGGGCAACACTGGACGAAAGTGCCAATGGTGTGAGTATCACTGCATGGGGCAACTACTATGTGACAGTCAAGTTCTCTAAGACAGGAACCTTCCGTCTGGAAATTCTGGGCTATCGGTACAAAATCGTGGAGCGATATGCCACGAAGTCACTGAACAGCAGAGGTAAGTCTGTAAAATGGGCGAACCCACTTATCAGTGATATGGCGATTGCTACGGAACTGGCTGAATGGATTGGTGACTATTATACCGCAGGTATTGAGTATGAGTACGATACCAGAGGTAACCCAGAAATTGATGCAAACGATATTGTGTACCAGGAGAATGAGTTCCATGACGGAATGAAGGTAAATATCTATCGGCACACAATCAACTTTGACCAGGCGTTCAGCGGTAAGGTAACCGCAAGACGTGTATCCAGTTAGGAGGTGACGGAAGATGGCATGGCAAACACCTAAAACAGATTGGCACGGAAGTACAAATTCAGAAGGTGTTTATACGGGTGACAGATTCAATGCTTCGGACTTCAACCGTATCAAGAACAATCTGACGTTCCTCCGGGATATGGCAATCAATCTGTACAAGGAGTTCTCCCTTGTAAGCCTGGGTGATGACAGAGTACCAGGTGATTACTTCTACGCTGATGAAATCAATCAGCTTGAAGAAAATCTGGAAACCCTCAATACCAACACTCTCAGAATGTCTTACGGGTCTGCACCCGTTTATAACGATAACGGCACTACGATGGATTTCAATGAACTGAATCGTTTGGAGGGTGCAACCTTAGACCTGTATGACAGACTCACGAATGAGAGTGAAGGAAGGAGGATGTTTACATGGAATTTCGGAATGAAGGGAGGGGACTTGTAAATGGCATGGGAACTTTTACCTGTTGACTATACGGACGCTGTGTGGGCGGGTTTGAAGCGATACAACCAGATTAACAACGAAGATGGTTCGGTATCCTTCCAGGACATTACGGCTTATACCGGGAAAGAGAAATCTTTCTTCGGGGCAAAAGACGCTAACCGCATGAATGAAGCCCTCAACACCATTATGAGCATGGTGGAGAATGGCACTGACCTGTATACCGCATTCCAGAATTATTTCGCAGAGCAGAAAACTTTGTTTGAGCAGGAAGCTGATTCCAAAGCAACGGAGTTTGACAACTATACGGATAATCTGGAACAGGAATACAAGGTAAGTATGGCGGCTTTTGAGAGTCAGCAGCAGCAAATTTACAATGCCTGGTTCCAGGCTATGAAAGACCAGTTGAGTAAGGACGTTGCGGGCAACCTGCAAAATCAGTGTACTGAACTGGATGAGCGTTTGACTCTGCTTGAGCAGATGACAATGCAGAATGACTTCTCTGCTCCGCTTGCTACAGATGATGAAGCAATCACGCTGATTGTAGATGACCTGGACTATGCGATTCTGGCAGATTGGAAATACAAGGAGGAATAAAAGATGGCAACTATTAGTGTTCAGACGAAAAAGTTTGCAGACCTGGAAGCGATTCTGTCCGTTACGGGTACTGAGCAGATGTTGATTCACGATGGTAACGGCGTGAAGGTCATTACCGTTCAGAATCTCCATAAGGGTTTGCAGGCTGACATTGACGCAATTCAGAATGTGATTGCGGATGGTGCAGGCGCACATAACAGTATCTATCGTGGTAAAAACCTGGGTACTTCTGTTACGGCAGAACAGTACAAGGCGATTTCCGATGGTACGTTTGCAGGTCTGTATGTTGGTGACTACTGGGTTATCAGCGGAGTGACTTACCGTATTGCAGGCTTTGACTATTACCTGCATAACGGCGATACCGATACTACGAAACATCATGCGGTGATTGTACCCGATGAGAATATGGGTTCCGCTCAGATGAATACCACCAATGTCACTACGGGCGGTTATGTTGGTTCGGCTATGTACAAGGCAAATCTGAATGCGGCTAAGACTAAAATCAAGTCTGCGTTCAGCGGTCATGTTCTTAGTCATCGTGTTTATCTGACGAATGCTGTATCTAACGGCGCACCTTCTGGCGGTGCATGGTTTGACAGCGAAGTTGAACTTATGACAGAGCGTATGGTTTACGGTTGCCCTGTTCACTCTCCGATGGGTGACGGTCAGAAAGACCCGTGGAGCGCAATGCACAATTATACCGTGGAAAAATCTCAGCTTCCGTTGTTCGCCCTCAACCCGGCTGCGATTGTTACACGATATGATTACTGGCTGAGAGATGTGGTTACCGCCGCGTACTTCGCTTTTGTGGCCAACGACGGGGATGCGAGCTATGGCAGCGCTTCTTACTCTATTGGCGTTCGCCCCGCTTTCTGTATCTGTTAATCGAAAATCTGCACCCCCTTGTGGGGTGCAGTAGAAAGGAACTAATGAAATGTCAGTATTGAAAAGCAAACGGAAACCCTCTCAGTTTGAGGTGTTCCATCATCTCAACAAAGTTAGGAAAGAGGTTACTGATTTGCTGCTCCGTGACTTCGGCTACAGCAAACGAAAGGCAGCACAACGCCTTGAAAAGAAATTCAGCGGGCGAAGCTACGAAGAACTTACTGACGTTGAGAAAGAGATTTATGACCATTTCCGCAAACAGCAGGAAGCCTTTGACACCTGGTTCATTGAGGATGAGCGGAAAGCTGTAGTCGATTGTCTGAGGTCTATCGGGGAACACGTCTACACAGCGAACAGCATTTATCCTACCTACTATGAAGAGTTGGTGGAGCGGCGTGTCCATCAAGACCTGGCAATCGGTCAATGTTACCGACTGGTACAAGAACTACAGTATGCAATAGAAACTCTCCCAGTGGATGTTAATTCTTTCTTGAGGTTCGGTGAGGATATTCAAAGAGAGATAGACCTTATCAAAGGTTGGCGTAAATCTGATAACAAGTTCAAAGGGGCAATCTCTGCAACCGCCGCTAACTTCGCTAATGTGAACAACAACGGGAATGCGAACAATAACAACGCTTCTAACTCTAATGGCGTTCGCCCCGATTTCGATACTCCGATTAAATAGCCACTTGAGCGTTTCGGAATAAGAGAAAGGAGAGGTTGTCCTTCCTATGATGGTAAATACCAAACACGATACTACTTCTTACGAGAATTGTAGTTGTCAACGTGAAATATATGACGGCAATGCGTTGTATGACGCTTATCTTAGAGCAAAGAGTGGGAGTGATTGGAAACCGCAGGTTCAGCGGTATGAAATGACATACCTTCTGGATTTGTCCAAAATGCAAGGAGAGTTGAAAGAGCATACCTACGAATTTCAACCCAGTACCAATTTCGTCATCAATGAGCGTGGCAAGACACGTCCCATCACAGGCGAACAGATACGAGATAGAATTGCCAAACATTCTTTATGTGATGAAGTCTTGACTCCCGCAATTAAAGACCACCTCATCTACGATAATGGCGCGAGCCAGAAAGGTAAAGGAATTGATTTTACCCGCCGCAGGTTGGAAGCGCACCTGCACAGGTTCTTCCGGGAAAATCAGAGCAATGACGGTTATATCTTGCTGATGGATTTCTCAAAATACTATGACAACATTCGACATGACAAACTCATGGAGTTGTTTGAAAAGTACGTTGATGACGATACAGCACTCTGGTTCCTGGAAAAGATTGTAGACAATGAGAAGGTGGATGTGTCCTACATGAGTGATGAAGAATATGAGTCCACTATGGACGATGTATTCAACTCACTGGAACACGAAAAAGTTGACAAGAGCCTGTTGACCGGGAAGAAGTTCTTGCGAAAGCACTTGAACATTGGTGACCAGGTAGCGCAGGACGCAGGGATTGCTTATCCCATACCGATTGACAACTACATAAAGATTGTAAAAGGCGTGAAATTTTATGGCAGATATATGGATGACAGTTATGTGATTCACAAGGATAAGGAGTTTCTGAAAGGGCTGCTTATAGAGATTGTAGAAATCGCACATGACCTGGGTATTACCGTGAATCTTCGGAAAACCAGAATATGCAAACTGTCTGAAATGTGGAGGTTTCTACAGATTCAGTATTCGCTTACCGATACCGGGCGGGTGATTCACAAGATTCATCCGAAACGACTTACAGGTATGAGAAGAAAGGCTAAGAAACTGGCACTCATTCTCTCAGAGAAAGATTTCGATGACTGGTTTAGGTCATGGTTCAATGGTCACTGCCACTACATGAGCAAGCTACAAAGGTCAAATATGTTAGACCTTTGCAAGAAATTAAAGGAGGAACACTACTATGGTAAAACTGATTTTAGCTGACGGCACTGAACTCAAGGGCTTCAAGCAGAATGGTAACAACTATGTCAGCAAGACTGAGGTTGATGTGTCCGTGTTTGAGGACAATCTGTCCACTCTTACGATTGTGGACGGTGACACTCAGATGGTCATGCACAACGCTGAACTGATTCAGCAGGTTCAGTATGCTGACGGTTGGTATCTCTGCTTCCGTGAAAAGACTGAGCAGGAAATGCGCTATGCTGAACTTATTGGCAAATTTGAGTACCTGGCGATGATGACTGGCGTGGATATGGAGGTGTAAATCATGGAACACAGCAAGAATTTCAAGAAGGTTAAGGAGTTCTACAAAAACGGTATCTGGTCTAAAAAGATGACGTGGAACGCAGTAGGCAAGTGGATTACCCCGGAAGAGTATAAGGAAATCACCGGGGAGGATTACAACAAGAAGGGCTAAGATTATGAAAGAATGGATTTGTACTGCAATCGGAGTTGCGGGTAGCTTCATTGCTTCCCTGTTTGGCGGTTGGGACGCTGCTCTGGCAACCCTGGTTATCTTCATGGCGATTGACTATGTTACAGGTCTGATTGTCGCAGGCGTGTTCCATAACAGCGGTAAGACTGAGAATGGTGCGCTTGAGAGCCGTGCAGGTTGGAAGGGACTGTGCCGCAAGGGTGTTTCCCTTCTGGTGGTTCTGGTTGCCTGCCGCCTGGATTTAATTACTGGCACTAATTTTATTCGTGACGCTGTGGTTATTGCATTCGTGGCAAACGAAACTATCTCCATCGTGGAGAACGCAGGACTCATGGGTATCAATATTCCCCCGGCTATTACTGCCGCTATCGAAGTACTCAAGAAGAAGTCCGATACTGACAGCGGCGCAAACTAAGGCGGGAGAGAGGGTTCGCCCTCTCTCCTATAAAGGAGTGATGACCTATGACTATCCAGGAGTTTATTGACAGTATTGCCGGGTACATTAAGAAATATGCTGCCGCTTACAATGTATGCGTGTTTAGCCCGATTATTGCCCAGGCGATTCTTGAGAGTAACAAAGGTACGTCTGAACTGGCAGTCAACGCTCATAACTACTTTGGCTTGAAGTATCGCAAAGGACGCTGCAAGACCTGCGTGGGTATTTACCACAAAGTAGGCAGTGAGCAGAACTCGGATGGAAGCTACACCACTTCCGCTATGGAATGGTGCAAGTTCGGAAGCATGGAGGATGGTGTCATCGGGTATTTCGATTTCACCAACATTTCTACCTATTCCAATTTGAAGGGTGTGACTGACCCCAGACAGTACCTTGAGAATATCAAAGCTGACGGGTATGCAACCTCTCTGAAATATGTGGACAACCTTATGGCTGTCATTGAGAGGTATGACCTTACCCGATATGACAAGGAGGAAATGAAAATGAGTAACAGTTCTCTGGTGTCCTACACCAAAATCTCACCTAACAAAAACAGTCCCCGCAATCATGTGATTGACCGTATTACCCCGCACTGTGTAGTCGGTCAGCTTTCTGCGGAGAGTATCTGCGGTTGCTTCACCAGTCCTTCCCGGCAGGCAAGCTGCAACTACGGTATCGGTTATGACGGCAGAATCTCTCTCTGTGTGGAAGAGAAAGACCGCTCCTGGTGTTCTTCCAGTTCTGCGAATGACCATCGTGCCGTGACCATCGAATGTGCGTCTGACAAGACTCACCCTTACGCTATGACGAACGCTGTATATGCTTCCCTCATTAACCTTTGCGTGGACATTTGCAAGCGCAATGGTAAAAAGAAGCTGCTCTGGTTCGGTGACAAGAACAAGACTCTGGCGTACAGTCCGAAGTCCGATGAGATGGTTCTGACTGTACATAGATGGTTTGCAAACAAGTCTTGCCCTGGTGACTGGCTCTATTCCCGTATGGGTGACCTGGCGGCAAAGGTTACTGCCCGTCTGGGCGGCAGCACTGCCGAAGAGAAGCCTGCAAGCACTACCACACTGTACCGTGTTCGCAAGACCTGGGCTGATAGTGCTTCCCAGAAGGGTGCGTTCTCTTCTCTGGCGAATGCGAAAGTCTGCGCCGATAAGAACCCTGGCTACAAGGTGTTCGATGGTTCGGGTAATGTTGTGTACCCTGCGGAGAGCAAGCCTGCGTTCTCTCCGTATAAGGTAAAGGTTACGGCTGATGTGCTGAACATCCGTAAGGGTGCAGGTACGAATTACGCCCTGGCAGGCTCTATCCGCAACGGTGGTGTTTATACCATCGTGCAGGAAAGCACGGGACAGGGCGCAACGAAGTGGGGTAAACTGAAATCTGGTGCAGGGTGGATTTCCCTGGACTACACCACAAAGGTATCATAA